ACCTGGGCATCGAGCTGGGCATCCTGAACGAGGCCTTTGTGCTGGAGATGCAGTCCCAACTGCCGGAAGCGGAGTACATCCGTCAGTTCCTCTGCATCAACGCCGCTGCGCAAAACTGGATCTGGGAAAAATACATCCGCCGCGCCATGGCGGTGGGCTTGCAAGCCGGCCTGCAGGCCGCCGGCCCGCTGCCAGGCCAACGCTACCGCAAGCGGGGGCTGCTGTCCTTCGGCTATGACCACTCCGGCCATGGCGAGAGCGCACACGCCTCTTGTTCCGCGCTGGTGGTGTGCGAGCAGGTGGGCAACTTTGTAACGTTCCCCTTTGTCCGCACCTGGCCGGCTGGCACCGACGACGCGGTGGTGGAGCGCGACCTGTTGGGTTACTGGGAATATTTCCGGCCGGACTACGCCATGGGCGATGCCTACGGCTTGGGCATGCTCACCAGCCTGAACGACCGTTTATTTGCCCAGGGTCTCACCGAGATAGACCGCCGCAGCATCGGCGAGGGCCAGTCCACCGCCAGCACATGGCAGCACTGGCCGTTCGCGCCGATTCGATTCGAGGGTATGACCAAGCATTCCATGGCGTCCGCCTTGCGCGCCGCCTTCCACAACGGTCAGGCCGCCATTCCCTATGTGGACGACGGCACCGACGCGCTGCGCGCCAAGAACCAGGCGAACACCCACTGGGGACCATCCGCGCTGGACCAGGTGCAAGCCGATGCCAGCGACTGGGGCAAGTTCATCCGCCAGCTCGGCAATATCAAATCCAAGGCCGTCCAGGGCGCAAGCTACAACAGCTACAAGATGGCGAACCCGAAGATTGGCGACGACTTGTTCGACGCCGCCAGTGCCGGCGTGTGGGCATTGCTCACCCGCGGTGTGGCCAGCTACACCCCGACGGTGATCGCCAGCCGCGGCATGACCACCGACCAACTGCTGGGGATGCGATGAGCTACGGCAAATACAAGCGGGCCCACGTAGACGAAACCTTGCCGCCGCCTCCGCCGCTCACCCCGGCGCAGCGCCAGCGCGCCGCTCAGATGCGCGACGCCTGGCGCAAGGCGTTTGGCGACGACCAACTGATTCGCGACCTGCTGGACGCTGGCATGATCCATGGCTGGCGCAATGTGGTGTCCGTAACCCCGATTGAGGCCGCCGATGACGATTCTTGATTCCCTGTTGGCCCGCTTTGGCCGCCGGCCGACACTGCCCGCCACCAGCCAGCCCGCGCCGGCGCGGACGGACCCGGAAGGCTCAACGCCGACACTCCCGGGAGAAGCTGCCGGCGCTACCAGCGAAACCGGCCGCCGCTCTACGCCGGAGAACCAGATCCGGGCCATGTACCGGCAATTCCATGTGGACTACGACCTGCGTGCCACCATCCAGGACATCCGCAAGATGGATCTGGAGGACGGCCGGGTGAAACGCATCCATGCGAGGGTGGCCCGGGACGTCACCCGTGGCGGCCTGGTGCTGCTGCAGACCGACCCAGCTAGCCCGCTGCGTGCAGAATGGGGCCGCTTCGTCAGCCGCCTGCAACTGAACCGGGCGGAGAAGCTGAAAAGCGACGCCCGCGGCCTGCTGAAGGAGGGCAATCTTCCTATGCAGTGGGTGCTGGATGCCTCCGGCAATGTCGTGTTCGCCGTGCGCATGCCCACCGAAACCATGCGGCCCAATGTCGGCATCAACGGCCAGTTTCTGGACCCGCGCGCCGCCTACACCCAAATGGATCTGACCAACGGCGTGGAGCTGGCCACCTTCCCGCTGTGGCAGCTCACCCTGGTGCGGCTGGACCCCGAGAATTTCGACGACATGGGCGCGCTGGGTCGGCCGTTCCTGGACGCCAGCCGCGAGATATGGCGCAAGCTGCGCATGACCGATACCGACCTGGTAATCCGCCGCAAACACCGTGCGCCGCTGCGTCTGTCCCACGTGCTTGAGGGCGCCACGCCGGAAGAGCTGCAGGCCTACCAGGATCGGGTGGAAGCCAATGCCGAGTTGATCCAGACCGATTTCTACCTGAACAAGAGAGGCGCGGTGACCGCGGTGCAGGGCGACGCCGCCTTGGGCGAGATCCAGGACGTGCTCTACCTGTTGGATTCATTCTTCGCCGGCACCCCGCTGCCGAAGGGGTTGATGGGTTACACCGACGGCATGGCGCGGGACATCCTGGAGGACCTGAAACGGGACTATTACGACGAGGTGGACCAGCTGCAGGACACGCTGGCCTGGGTGTACGAATTCGGCTTCCGTCTGCAGCTGCTGCTCAAGGGCATCAACCCGGATGCGGAGGAGTTCAAAGTCACCTTCGCCGAGCGCCGCACCGAAACCGCCACCCAAACAGTGGACCGCGCTCTGAAGCTGTCCGCGCTGGGCCTGCCGAAATCGATGGTGTGGGAGGAGGTGGGTTACAACCCGGCCACGGTGGAAGCCCGCCGCGAGAGCGACGCCGCCCACTACGACCCGTACCCGGAGGACGGCGCCGGGCCTACGGTCAAAATCACCCCCGGCAACGGCCGCAAAGGCGAAAGTGCCACGGACATTGGCCATGCCCACTAGCCTGGAGCGCGCGGCCACCATTCGCGCCGCCACCCTGGCCGCCGTGGAGCAACGGAACCGGCTGAACGACACGGCGGTGGGCGAGCTGATCGAAACCTACGACGACGCCGGCGACCTGATCGTGCAGCATATCCAGCGTGCGGCCGGACAGGATGACCGGGTGAAGCTGGAGCAGTTGCAGAACGTGTTGTCCCATGTCCGTGCGGAGCTGCGCCGCCTGCAGGAGAGGCGAGACGGTCAGTTGTACCGCCGCATCGAGCAGTCCGCCCGCGTCGGGGCCGGCGTGTTTGCCGGCGCGCTGCCGGAGTCCACCCTGTTCGCTGTCAACCACTCCGCCGTCGCATTCGTCCGTTCCTTCACCGCTGCCGATGGCCTGCAACTGTCGGATCGCCTGTGGCGGTTGAACCGCCACGCCGCCCAGGCGCTGACCGACCATATCCAATTTGCCGTGATCAACGGAGAGAGCGCCCACCAGGCCATGCTGCGCAGCATGGGCCGCGGCGAGGGTGTACCGGCCGACATCGCCAGCGCCTACAACGGCGCCCGGGGCGGCAACCTGGGGCGCAGGGTGCGCAGCCTGATGACGGGCGAGGCGGACCCGATCAACGGCAAGGGCGTGGTGTACCAGGCGGAGCGGGTGTTCCGCAGCGAGATCAACCGCGCTCATGGTGAGGCCTATATGTGCGCAGCCTTCAAGACCGATGGCGTGGCCGGCGTAAGGTTTCGGCTGTCGCCAAACCACCGTGTCCGAGATGTGTGCGACACCCACGCCACCGCCGACCGTTACGGGCTAGGGCCGGGTGTGTATCCCAGCCGCGAGGCCTGCCCGTGGCCAGCGCATCCGAATACTATTAGTTATGTCGAAGTGGTATTTGATTGAAATGAATGCATAAAAAAGGCACCTTCGGTGCCTTTGTGGATATCAAGAGCATTGCTTAATGGAAGAATAAATCTGTATCTCTATTGAAAGGTCGAGTTAAACCATGGGCCTCAGCAGGGCATTGTCCATTCTTTATTAAATCACTCCAGAATTCATCGCCAAATAGTTTGGAAAGAAATAAGTATCTGCAAATCAACAATAGCATTATGCGGCTGTCTTTTCCGCCGAAACTATCCTCGAGTTGATAAAAGGTAAGTGGCATATTTTTAATGGAATGATCATCTAAAAAATCCGCAACTTGATCAACTTGCATTTCAGAATATTGGAATAGTTCTTTAAATGGTTTATGTGCCGAAGCCGCTTCATGCTGAACTGGATAAATTCCTTTACTCCATGCATAGACGTAGGCGTCATCGAGTCGCTGTCTGCTGCCTTCCTGCAAAGACGCGGACATTACTTGGAAACGCATCAGTTCGAACAGCTGTTCACTCATTGTGTTCTCCATATGGTCAAGTGGATTTGAATATATATGTCCATGTCATCGCTTTTCAATGCTTTTACAGTAAACATTCGTCCAAATCCACCCCTTATCCCACCATCTCCCCCTGCGTAACCTGCTAGAAACCGCGCAACCGCGCGCAGGCAGGGTATGCGATGCAACTTCGACACTTCCAACTTTCTGAGCAACCGGGCCAGGTGGTTCGTCTGCTGGCCGGCATGGCCGACGTGCCGGACGCCAAGCCCACCAGTTGGGTGACGCTCACCCGCGAGGGTTCGTTTACCGATCCGCGCTATGGGCGCTTCGAGATCACCCGGGACATGCTGCTGGCCATGGTCCGCAACTTCGAAGCCGGCGTGGTGGGCACCGACATCTTCCTGGATGTGAACCACCAGCCCGGCGACGGCGCCGCCGCCAAGATCTGCAAGCTGGCGGTGGAGGGCGGCCGGCTGCGCGCGCTGGTGGAGTGGACCCCGTTTGGCCGCGACGCGGTCAAGGCCCGCGGCTTCCGCTATCTCTCCGCTGAATTCTCCGATAACTGGCAGGACAACGAACAGGGCCGGCTTCACGGCCCCGTCCTGCTGGGTGCAGGCCTCACCGTGCGTCCGGTGATCAAACGCCTGGACCCCGTCACGCTGTCGTGCGATTCCGGCGCGGACATCCCCTTGCTGCTCCACCCGGAGCTGGCGCGAACTCTCCTTTCCGAGGCGAAAACCACGATGAACAAGTATCTGAAGGCGCTGCTGGAGGCTCTGGCCGCGCGCAAACTGTCCGAGCAGGCGGTGGCCGCAGTCAAAACCCTGGCCGAAACCCAGCTGGAAGGCATCACCGACGAGGCCCAGGCCAAGCAGCTGTGCGAGCAGCTGGAGCAGGCGGCCATTCAGCTGTCCGAGCAGATGGCCAAGTTGCCGGCGGGCGGCCCGGCGCAGGTGATCCAGCTGTCCGTCGGCGGCGGCATGGACCACGCCGCCGTCGGCGCGGCCGTGGCCAAGGCGCTGGCCGAGCGGGACACCGCCGCCAAGCAATTGGCCGAAACCACCGAGGGCAAGCGCAAACTGCTGGCGGTAACCATCAACGCCGCC